CCGCCGGCTATGGGATGCCCTGCGGTACGGCGGCGCGGCCCGGCGGCAGCCGCTGGTGCTGAGCATTACGACGGCCGGCGAGTTCAACAAGACGCATTTGTGGTGGGAGCAGCACGACTACGCCGAGCGGTGTATCGCCGACGCTACCTTTGACCCGCAGTTCTTTGGCTGCATCTACGCTGCCGACCGCGAGGACGATTGGAAAAGCTCCAAGGTGTGGCACAAGGCTAACCCGTCGCTCGGCGAGACCATCAGCGAGGAGTCCTTTGCCGCCGACTGCCGAGAGGCGGCCAACTCGGCCACGAAGCTCTCGTCGTTCCTGCGGTATCGTCTGAACGTGCCGACCACGACGGACGTGAAGTGGGTGCGGCCCGACCAGATTGAGGCGTGCATGGGCGGCCCGCCGGAGCCGCTCGAGGGCCGGGAGTTTTGGGCGGGGCTCGACCTGGCCAGCACGTTTGACACCTCGGCCTTTGTGGCGTGGTTCCCGGCCGATGACGGGCACGTCGATGTCTACGCTCACTTCTGGATCCCGGGCGAGAACGCCACGAAGCGGGAGCAGGAGGACCGGGTGCCGTACTCGCAATGGGCGCGGGACGGGTGGCTCACCATCACGGACGGCCGCAGCACCGACTACGGCGTCATCCAGCGAGACATCATGGCGTTCTGCGAGAAGCACCGCTGCCGCGGGCTGGGGATCGACAGGTGGAACGCCACGATGCTGGCGCAGCAGCTCGCCGGCGAGGGCTTGCCGGTCGTGATGTTTGGCCAGGGCTTCGCGTCGATGAGCTCACCCACCAAGAGTCTGGAAGCGTTGCTCGTGGACGGAAAACTGCGGCTCGCTGGAAACAGGCTGCTAGGCTGGCAACTAGGTAACGCGGCCGTCCAGATGGACCCGGCAGGTAACGTCAAGCTGTCGAAGGCCAAGAGCACAGAGCGGATTGACGGGGCTGTGGCCCTGGCCATGTCGTGCGGCATCCACATGGGCGAGCAGCAAAAGCCGAGCGAGATGCCGGAACTATCCTTCTGGTGAGCGTATGAGCACAGAGACCGCCGTCCCTGAAATCAAGTGGCTCGAGGAACGCACGAGCCGCTGGGACGACTTGGTGATGCTCGCCGGCGACCAGGGCGTGCGGGTCACGCCCGAGACGGCGATGAAGACGGGCATTTGGTTTGCCTGTGCTCGCGTGGTGGCCGAGACCGTCGCAAGCCTGCCGCTGCACCTGTACCGCCGTTCGGGCGACGCCGACTCCGTGCGGGCGAAGGACCTGCCGCTGTACCGGGTGCTCGCCAAGCGGCCCAACGCGTGGCAGACCCGCTACGAGTGGGTGGAGGGCATGTGCCTGCACTTGGGGTTCTACGGCTCGGCCTACAACCTGAAGGTGCCCGGTGCCCGTGGCAGCGTGACCGAGCTGCACCCACTGCACCCGTCTGGCATGGAGGTGCGGCAGGAAGATGACCACACCCTGACGTACCTGTACCGCAAGCCCGGCACGGGGCAGCAGGTGGTGTACCGCGACGACCAGATCATGCACGTCCGGTGGCTGTCGTTTGACGGCGTCAACGGCGCGGTGCCGGTGGACGTGGGCAAGGACGCAATCAGCCTGGCCCGGTCGCTCGAGCAGTACGCCGCGACGTTCTACCGTAACAACGCTCAGCCGGGCGTGGTGCTGCACACCGAGCAGGCCCTGCCACGCGAGGTCCGCGAGCAGCTGCGTGAGCAGTGGAACAACCGGCACCGTGGCCCTTCTCGGGCTGGCGAGGTGGCGGTGCTCAGCAACGGCCTGAAGGTCGATACCGTCTCGGCCACCAACCAGGAGAGCCAGCTGGCCGAGCTGTGGATGCAGGCGCTGTTGGCCGTGTGCCGGATCTGGAAGATGCCGCCGCACATGGTGCAGGAGTTGGGCCGGGCCACGTGGGGCAACCTGGCTAGCGAAATGGTGAGCTTTGAGAAGTTCACGATTCAGCCGTGGCTGCGTCGCATCGAAGGGGCGATTGAGCGGGACATCCTCGGCGACGATGACGACCTGTATGCCGAGTTCTTGGTCGAGGGCCTGCTGCGGAGCGACATCACAACCCGCTACCAGGCATACGAGGTTGCCGTGCGAAACGGGTGGATGACGCCCGAAGAAGTGCGGCTGAAGGAGAACATGGGGCCGATGCCGGAAGGCGAGGAGCCCGAGGAGCCGGCCGCGCCGGCCGTTGAGCCGCCGGCACCGGAGCCCGAGGACGAGCCCGAGGACGAGGAGGGTGACGCCGATGGCGGTTGACCTGACTCCCACGGAGGGCATGGCCTCGGCCGCCAAGCGTGGCCTGAGGCTGCACGAAGAGGGCAAGAGCGGCGACGGGCTCAAGCCCGAGACCGTCGCCCGTGCAGGCCGGCTGAGCCGACGCGAGCAGATGAACGAGGATTGGGTGCGGGAGATGAATGCCTGGTTTGCCCGGCACGAGTCCGACCGCAGGCCGGGCTGGGATGACGCGGGCAAGGAGACGCCGGGCTTCGTGGCGTGGCTGCTGTGGGGCGGTGACGCCGGGCAGTCGTTCGCGGCCCGCAAGGTGGCAGAACTGGACCGAGAAGGCGACAGGAGCAATTCCATGGAAGGCATTATCGAAAAGCGTGACATGCCCTTCGAGGCCGACGACGAGCTGGTCATTGAGACCCGCGCCGATGGGCGGCCGGTCATCAAGGGCTACGCCGTCGTCTACAACCGACTCAGCGTGGACCTGGGCGGGTTCCGCGAGCGGATTATGCCGGGAGCCTTTGACGGGGTGCTCAACCGGCAGCGGGGCCGCAGTGACCTCGTGAGCTACTACAACCACAACCCCGACATCTTGCTGGGCCGGGAGTCGAGCGGCACGCTCGAGGTGTTCTCGGACGACAAGGGCGTGGGCTACATCGTCACGCCGCCGGCCACCCGGGCCGACATCGTCGAGCTTATTTCGCGTCGGGACGTGAAGGGCTCGTCGTTCACGTTCAGCGTGGACAAGGGCGGCGAGGCGTTCGTGACCGACGAGGGCGGCCGGGCGATCCGCGAGGTGCGGGCCGCCACGATTTACGAACTGGGGCCGGTGGTGCAGCCGGCGTATCCGAGCACAACAGCAGCAGTGGCCATGCGTTCGTTCCAGGCTTGGCTTGCGGAGCAAGTTACACCTGAGTCGATGCCACACTCGGCGAGCGGACCCGACGTGTTTAAGGCATCCATGCGGCTGCGAGCCGCGCGACTCAGGAGCTTCATGCGTGGCAAAGCCCGGTGATCCCTGTCCGAAGTGCGGCAAGGGACGCATCCGTACACGCTCTAGCCACCCGCTCGACGAGCAGCGTCAGGTGCGGTATTTGGAGTGCCAGGCGTGCGACTACAAGACCAAAGCCATCGTCGCTGCGCTGCATGTGTGGCGTCGGTCTTTTGTACCGTACAAACAACCTTGATGGCTGAGTGCCATTCGTCCCGTAGCGTGAACGACAGACACGGATCTGTCACCCACTACGGGAGTGCCAAGGATGGCCGCTTCGCTCAACAAGCTTCAAGACCGCGCCGCCGCTGTGGCCGCGCTGCTCGACGACCTGGCCAAGGTTGAGGATCGCACCGAGGCCCAGGCGGCCGACGTTGTGAAGCTCAGCGCCGAGGCGACCGAGCTCGAGGAGCGGCTGGCCGTCGAGACCGCCATTGCCGAGAAGGTGGCGTCGCTGCGTGGCAAGGTGGCCGCGACTGCCAAGCCCGTGGCCGTTGAGGCTGCCGAGGCCCCCGTCACTCGGAAGATGCAGCACGTCGGCCGGCTTCGTGCGTTCAAGAGCGCGGACGACGCCGAGATCTGCGGCCGGTGGCTCAAGGGCTACGTCTTTGGCCGCTCCGAGGATCGTGCGTGGTACGAGCGGAACGTCGAGAGCCGCGCCCTGTCGAGCGACGACAACAGCAAGGGCGGGGTGTTCATCCCTGAGTCTTTCGCTGCCACCGTCATTCGGCTGGTTGACGAGTTCGGTGCCATCCCGTCGCAGGCCAACGTAATTCCGATGTCGAGCAACACGCTCTACATCCCGCGTCGGGTCAGCGGCAACACCGCCTACTTCGTGAGCGACAACACCGAGACCACCGTGTCGGACATGGCGACCGACAACGTGATGCTGTCGAGCAAGGATTGCCGGGTTGCGACCCGCATTCCTAACTCGCTCATTGAAGACTCGGCCATCAACCTCGCCGACCTGGTCGCTCAGGAGTTCGGCCTGGCCCTGGCTCGCAAGATCGACGACGCTGGCTTCGCTGGCGACGGCACCTCGACCCACGGCGGCATCCGGGGTATCCAGTGGAAGTTCGAGAACGAGACGCTCACCGCTGGCAAGAACGACAGCGGTGAGTCTTCGCTCTCGGCCATCACGGTGGACGACTTTGCCGAGACCATCGGCAAGCTGCCCAGCTACGCTCGGGCCGGTGCCGGCTGGTACGTGACTCCGCAGGTCTACAGCACGGTGATGCTGCCCCTGATGCTGGGTGCCGGTGGCGTGTCTGCCGCCGAGCTCTCCGGCGGTGCCAGCGAGCAGCGGTTCATGGGCTATCCCGTCTATTTCAACAACAGCATGCGGACGGCCCCCACGGCGAACCAGGTCGTGTGCCTGTTCGGCAACCTGCGGCTGGCGACTCACTTCGGGCTGCGGCAGCAGATCGCCATCCGGGCCTCGACGGATCGCTTCATTGAGTTCGACCAGACCTACCTGCAGGGGCTCTGCCGTTTCGACGTCGTGACTTCGGACGCGGGCGATGCCTCGACGGCTGGCCCGGTGGTGGCTCTCACGCTCTGACCTTCTGACATCCACAAGGAGTGATTGAACAATGGACCCTGTAGCGAACACGAAGAGCGTCGTGAGCCTGTCCGCTGCCGCTGGCGTTGCCTCGGCTGGCACTCACACGGTGGCCATCGACTGCCTCGGCTTCGATGCGGTGAGCATCGACGTGGGCTATCGGTCGATTGCGAACACCTCGGCCCCGAGCGTGGTCAGCGTCAAGCACTCCGACACGGATGGCTCGTACGCCGCGATCACCGGCTTGGTGCAGGGCACCGACTACACGGTCGGCGCTGTGGCCAATACGGCCACGGTCAACGTGACTCGGTTCAACCTGACCACCAAGGCCCTCAAGCGGTACCTCCAGGTGGCGGTTACCCCGGCGGCCGATGCGACCAGCAACGCGACCAACAACACGGTTGTCGTGGCGGCTCGCCTGGGCAAGGGTGAGGCTGGCGTGGACTCGGCAGCTGACGCCAACGTGGTCACGCTGGTGGTCAAGTAGTTCTGGCTGATTGACGATTCTCCAACCAAAGGAGGATGCCGTGGGCGCGGCGTCACCGGTGGCAGGGATTAACCCTGCCGTATTGGACACAGGCTCCGGGCCGGTTCGCGTCATGTGCGCGATGTCGGTTCCCAGGCTCGGCTGGCAGGACCATATGTTCTGCTGGCCCCGTGGGCTCATTCCCTACGGCATCTCGCCGGTGCGGCTGGAGGGGGCCTTCTGGGGCCAGTGCCTCGAGCGGGTGCTGACCGAGATGATTGAGTTGGACGAGGATCCCAAGGCCCCGCCGCTGTGGATCCTGACGCTCGACTACGACACCATTTTTGAGGGCGACGCCGTCCCACGGATGCTGACGTACGCTACGGCCAGCGATTACGACGTGGTGGCCGCCCTGCAGATGAAGCGCCGCTCCGACGAGCCGCTCTTCACCATGGCGAGCGAGGACGGCCAGCGGCTCGTGGAGGCCCCGCGGGACCACTTCATCTATCACAACGTCGTGAAAGCCAACACGGCCCACTTCGGATTCACGATGATTAGGGCGGCGGCACTGAAGCGGATGCCGCACCCGTGGTTCCTGGGCAAGCCGGACAAGGATGGCCAGTGGGGGCCTGAGCGGGTCGACGATGACATCCACTTCTGGCAGGTTTCTCAAGAGGCTGGGGTGAAGTGTGGCGTGTGCACCCGGGTGTGCATTGGGCATGCCGAGGTGCATTTCAAGTGGCCTGACAAAAACATGAAGGGCCTCGTGCAGCACCCCGGCGAGTTTTGGGACCACGGCGGCAAGGCACCGGAGCAGGCTTGGAAATGAGCACGACCATCGAAACCGTTCAGGTGCGTATTCGCCGGCCGTTCATGGCTTACAAGGCTGGCCAGGTCATCACGGTGCCGAAGGGCCAGGCCCGCTCGCTCGTCGTGTTTGGCAAGGGCGACCTGGTCGAGGACGAGCCGCAGCTGCGGTTCGCGGTGCAGCCTGAGCCGGCCGAGCTCGAGGTGGCGGTGGCCCCGCCGGTCACGCCCAAGCGGCGGGGGCGGAGGCCGAAGCTGTGAGCCTTTTCTACCGCGGCACGATTGCGAGCCGATACCGCAGTCTGGTCGTCAGCACGGCCAGCGGCACAGGTGATCGGCCCATCAGCGTGGCGGATGCCAAAGAGCATCTGCGGGTCGTGGACACGACCGAGGACGACGCCTACATCGGGGCGCTGATCGATGCGGCGACAACGTGGTGCGAGGACTACTGCGACCGCACCTTCGCCGACAAGACGTACACCGTGGCGTTCGATGACTTTTTCGGGACCCGCATTGAGCTTCCGCGCCCGCCAGTGCGATTGAACGCGACTGCCGCGAGCGCCACGGTGACTATCTCGTACGTGGACACGGGCGGTGCCACGCAGACACTCACGTGGGCGCAGTCTGGAACCCAGGAGTTCCGCCTAGACCGCGACCACGTGCCGGCTTTGATTTACCCGCTGTACCTGAGCGTGTGGCCAAGCGTGCGGCTCGACGACAAGAGCGTGCAGATCTCGTACTTGGCCGGCTACGGCG